CGACGAACACATTCGACTTCGCTTTCATCTGCGAAAGCTTATTGCGTGGCATGTTGCCGTATTTGTTCAGTTTGATGTTCTTGGGGTTCAGCAGCGCCTGACTGTTCAGCTTATGCTCGCCACCAAACTCGAATGGCTCCAGATACTCAGCGGCGATATCACGCACATAAACTTTCGCGCGGAGGTTGTTCTTTCTGGCGCCAGACGCGCCAACAGCATTAACCGTGAACGGCATCGGCGATTCCAGTTTTCTACCCAATGCGACTTTTTGCGCTGCGGCAATTTCTCGCACTACGGTTGTCATGGCCTGAGCTGTGGCGAAGGGTATTTGTTTCTGTAACTGCGTTAACTGGCGGGAAAGATCCTTAAGCGTTGCCATGCTGCCCACCATTGTATAAAAGCCACCAACACAGTGGCATGTGAAAGGTTTAGCCTTATGGGGATAACCACACCATTCAGATAGGTAATGAAAAACTTTCATGTTGAAAAAGGTTTATTTAACTACATATCAGTAATGCCACTAACTCTGTGGTATTTCCTTCGAAGGAAAAAATCATGGCATTAAAACCAGGCCAGGATTCTGGCAAAGCGGGTGGGATCTATCAGGAAAAAGGTCCTCGTGGTGGTCTGAAAGACAACTTCAGTACCATTGCTGACAATAAAACTGCTCCGCCGACTCAGAACCCAAATAGCACTTGGGTCCCTGTGAAGAAGACTCCTGACAGCAAGCGTTAATAGAGAAATCTGGCATAGTTAAACCGGCTGAGAAGCCGGTTTTTTTGTTCGCATTATCAGTAAGCGTTATCACAGACACTCAGTGAATGCCTGCTGTAATGCCTATTCAGCCGGGCTGATGTCGATGAAATACTCTTTCCCCTGCGCAAACTGTTCCGCCGCCGAGGGGTTAGAGATGACCATTTGCAGTTGACCGCTGGGGGTATACTTCGACCAGGCTTCGTTCTCCGCACTACCGGTAGTGACCGCCATCAGGTGGACAACGGCAGTAGAATCATCCGGCGATTTATTGATGCTGTTACATTGAAATTTTGCACGTACGGACATGGCTTTATCCTGTTTGGGTTTCGGATACGGGCTTCTTCCCGCTATAGAATGTGAAATCAGCAGCATGCTGGCTCCTTTATTTCAGGTACTGCGTGCGGATGTAGTCCTGCTACTGACGCTTAGAGTCAGCTTGCCTGATATCAGCCTTATCCCGGTTGCACTGGCCCAGCGCCGACAGCAAGCTGACGTTCAAATCCAGGCTTTGTCCCCACGTTAGATTGTCAGGTACTGCAGGTTGCGGGGTGTCAGCTGTCAGGCTGGCCGGTAACGGAACCACTGGCACTTTGACGTAGACCGTTCGCATATTGTTGCAGCCGCTTAACTGCGCCAGAAGGCACAGGCCGATTAGTGCAATCATCATTCGCAACAGCCATCTTGATGTCTGCCGAGGCTCCCGATGCGCCCAGTGCGATCTGCTCTTTTGCATGCTGATTGGCCTCGACTATGGAATTGAAGATAGACATGGTGGTCAGGACGTTTGCGGTAATTGTCTGAGCGCTGGTTACCTGCTGTTCGGCAGCATCTGCTCGGGTTTCCTGCTGACTGGCGGCGTTGCGGTAATGCATTGCCAGCCACCCGAGGCAAACGATCAGGCAGATAACCCCTGCGCTGAAAATGGCGGTTAAGCGGTTCATTGTTTTGGCCGCCGGTCTATATAAAGACCCATGTGGCCCGCCCCCCAGCGAGTGTAAACCCACAAACGCAAACCATATGACGGGCTATAAACAGCAATGGGAACCAGGCTGAACGATATTAAACGCCACCACGGCCATTTTTGAGGCCCATGCTTGGGCTTCAGGGCTTTGGAAAAATGCGCGACAGAATGCTCAAACTTAATCTTCATGGCTTCACCAAATTTATCATTGCTCCAACCCCCAGCACGTCAGCGCACTTTCCTGGTCCCGTCGCTCGACCTGACCGTAGCAGCCGTTCTTCTGGCCTTTGGTCAGCCGGCAGTCACGGCCACCGTCTTTAATCCACCAACGGATCGCCTCACAGGCACCTTTACGGTCGCCGGCGTTGATGCGCTTATAGAATGTGGAGGGGAAACATTTACCGGGGCCGATGTTATACGGACAGAATGACGCGATGCCCACTTTCTGCGGCGGTGTCAGCGGAACCTTAATATTCCGGTCTACCCACGCCAGCGCCTTGTCGCGCTCAATTGCGTTTGCCTGCTTACATTGCGCTTCTGTTGCTCTTTGCCCCTTGATGACGGCCTTGCCATTGATGACCGTAACACCGTGGCACAATGACCACACACCGCCGGGATCAACAACTGCCACCAGCGCATTACCTTCCTTCTCGCTGATGAACTGGTCAAACAGCACCGGAGCTGACGCACCAGCAGCAATGAGCGCCAGCATGGCCGCGCTGAGTTTTGTTTTCAGATTGGCCATATCAGCTATCCTGCGGAGGTTGGCCACCGTATCCACGGTCAAGGGACTGCTGATACATCTTCGTCCAGCGGCGCTTGTAATACAGATTGGTCAGGTATGTCGCGACGCCGATTATCACACCGCTGGCCAGCGCAATAAAATTCCAGTCCAGCCCGTGAAACCAGTCATAGGTTTGTGCCAATCCGGTACATATCAGGCCGCCTGACGTGCAGTACGAGGCTGCCGAAAATATTTTGTCAGGCATTTTCATAATCTCTCACCTCCGTGGTTACGGATGGCGTTGTGATGGAAATAAAAAAGGCCACCAGCACGGTGACCTCAGGAGGGGGAAAATTGCAGACATAAAAAAACCCCGCAGAGGCGAGGTTTCGAGTGAATTGTTTATTGCTTTTAGACGCTGCCATCGTGGCGCAGCTCTGCCAAGCATGAAAGGATTATTAACTTTTCTGGCCCGTTTTCAACTCTACATGGAATAAATAGCACTTTTTGTTAAAATGAGGATGGCTATACGTCCTTCATCTTTTGCCTGACGGCAAGAAAAACCTTCGCCCTGAATATCTCCAGGCACCACCGAACCCGCTTACGTGCTTCACCGTTCGTCAGCCATGGCGCCACGAGCTGCAAATCCCTGGTGATATCGGAGATCTTATTTCTGGTCGTGTAAAACTGCATCCCTACGAGGTAAACAGGATCGTCAATTTTAAACGTCTGTAACATGACTTCCTCTATAAAATCAGCATCGTCACGACGCTCTGATTCTTCGATCATATCTTTAAGCGGTATCGCCCAGAGTATTGTCCGGGCACGCGCTGCTGCCTGTGCTCCCCTGAACCCCTCTTTGCGAGCCTGTTCGATAGCATCGGTAATTCGGGATAGCTGGCTATCGGACCAACCAGAATCTTTAACGTCAGAAAAGAAATGACCGCAATTCTCTAAGCGATATTGGGCGCGAGTTTTACCACCGACACATTCTCCCCACACAGTGAGCATTGATTTAATCCATGCAGATTGAATATGGGCCAGCGGTGTAAATCTCCCCAGCCAGCTCTTGCGCGGAGCGGCGGCGGCGATTTCTAATCCTGCACTATGAATGCGGCGTTGACGTGGTGTCATTCTGTCTTCTCCTTACGCCAGAACGCCGAGCGCATAAGCCCGGTCCAGCAATTTAATAATCAGCACCGGCTGGGTACCGTATTTACGTTCGAATGCCCGTGAATTTTCATGCAGCTGTCGGTGATGTTTTCGGCAAAGCGGGATCGTAAAAATATCGTGGGCTTTTGTACCGACCCCGCCCTGCCCCCAGCCAATAAGATGGTGAGCATCATCCGCGGACTGCCCGCAGCACATGCAGGGTTGAGTTTTTACCCAGGAAAGAAAATCAGGGGATACCCAGCGGATACGCTTAGGCCTGGCAAAAAACGTGGAAGGGGCTTCCGGATCAACGAGCACATCTAAAATTGGTTCCTGGCGCTTTGGGGGTAACTCTGTTGGTGCGGTAGGCGCAGGAGGCATTAAAGTCAGGCGTTCCTTCAAAATGCTGGTGGATGGTACGGAAGGAACAATATCGCTTTCCCGATAGACGGACTGAAACCCTTCGGCCTTCAGCTTCAGAGAACGGCGGGCCATTTCCTCTGTGATTTCGCTGCCGATACCCTCGCAGACTGCCCACCAGCACAATTCAGCGAGAGAAAGCATACGTTCTTTGTTGTATCCCAGATAAATCAGTGCCGTATCAATAATCCAGTCGGTCGTGTTCAACATAACCAGATTATCGAGTGTTTGCGTGGTCTGATTGCGAAGATCGTTATCACAATGCCAGCAGGCGCGTATCGCCCCGGGATCATGTCTGAAATTTACCAGCTCAGGGTGATGATAGGTTGAGTGTGGCCACTGGCAGTGCTTAACCGTACGTTCAAGCCACGATTCCAGGGCATTGACTCCCCCCGCAGCTGCAATGACCCGCTCATTCATGAAAAAGGATTTGAGCTCTTTATCATCCCGCAGCGGTTGCCGGGCATCAGCCAGCCGGCCACTAGGCAGAGAGTCCATATACGCAGGTGGCAATTCCACCAGCACGCGCCCTTTGCCAAAGAGAGGCATCAGTTCGCCCCCAGGCTTCAGCAAAACAATACCCAGATGTCGGGCGATATCAACTTTCAGCAATGCCCGCATCAGTCCCTCCACATTTTCTGTAAGAAGGTTCTGTCGGCGCGGGGCTCCTTTTCTGCCTCGGGTAAAAACACGCTAACTTCCCACGATACAAAATCACGGGACAGGCATTTTTCTACCTGGTAGTTCGCCTGCCGGTAGCGCCCCACCAGCTCCAGTGCCTGCGACTCTGTCAAACCTGTATGCTGAAACCAGCTTCTCTTCATAGCTGGGCCTCATACAGTCGGATGAACTCAATAGCACGTTCGCGTGCCCCCGGTTCGTTATGAACCATTTCCTGCAGCAGCTGCACGGCGAGCGATGGCTCTTTATGACCGACGATAGAAATACCGCGGAACATATTAGGGGCGATGGTGATGAACCCTTTTCTGCGCAATGCGCGAAGGTGTTCAGCGGCCGCGTTCGGAGACGCAGCGCCAATCAGATCTGACAGATCTCTGGCCGTCGGCGGGTAACCGTGCTTTTGGATGAACGCAACAAGGAGATCAAACACCTCCTGCTGGCGCGGGGTAAGTTTCTGGAATGACAAAAGACCAGCGTTGTCGTTATGACTGCCGGTCTGATTTGATTCTGGTTTTGCGATGGTATGCGCCATGGTTTCTCTCCGTGGCGCAGCAGGTATAGGTTGTTCAGGCCTATGACGGGAGTGTAACAGAACCCGGCGGAACCTGGTAACCAACTCCAGCCTTCGCCTTTTCTATCATTTGCGCAAATAACGAGAGAGTCCCCACGATCTCATCTTGCTGTAGTGGCATAAACGAAACTGTATCACCGCGGCGATACATCAAAGCACGATCACATACGGGAAAGGATTTGAGACGGGCAACTATTACCCCATCATCACATCTGATAACTACATAGCCGGTGCTCGGCATTTCTTGTTTTTTTCCCACTACAAAATCCTCTCAACAAACTCGGTAACGTCCACGCAGTAATTCAATAAAACCAGTCTCCTGCGCTTTCCCATGTCTCCTGGAGAATCTCTTCGATAGCTTCTTTATCGCCATCTATGCCATCGAATACACTGAGCCCGTCAGCCCCGGCACGGCGAATATTTAACTTGCAGCCATCATATTTTTGATTTAAACGCCGCAGTAACTCGGCCTCAAGCGCATGCTCCGCCCCATCAGGTAATTTTTTGTTTTTTTCGATGGCTACTTCGATTTTCATAGTATTACTCCGCCCGCTATACTGTATAAATAAACAGTACACCTAACTTACTGATTGAGCAATATCTCAAAGGCACAAATTGTTACTTCTTTGTCAGGAATGTTGACAAAAAAAATAGATGTAGAGGATTGAATTAATAGAGGTTTATTAAGAGGCGATTTCTTTCTGCTGACACATTTCCGGTAAGTTCACCCTCACCAGTTCCCCCAGCAAAAGGCTGTGAGATGGCATTACCACAATGCGCTACCTGCTTATCTTCGGCTTATTTCACACAGCGGTAATCCTGATTGATTTTTCCCCAGTCCGAGCAGGCTGTAAAATTGCTCAGATAATAAAAAACCCGCTCAAGGCGGGTTAGATCTTTGACGAAAATCAAATTATGAAATGGTCAAATATATGTTAACTGGCTTTTTCCAGATACTGTGGCTTCGGAAGATAAAACTGACCGTCATAGGTATAATGATAACACATATCAACAAGATGAATATGATTTCCACGATCTACCCATTGAAAATGAACCACCCAGTCTGACGTATAATATTTTGGATGTCGCTGTACGTACTCAGGTAACCCGACATGGTAGTGCCAGAGATCGTTGTCTTTGGCATAACTGTAATTAGCGTCAGTTTCATCTAAATTCGACCAAGATGCAGAAATCTTCCCTTGATAACAAGAGAAATCCCGCAAACCACATCGTTCGAATTGTTCAGTAAAATCAAGAACTTTGTCTTGATCACTTTCAGTAAAATTACCAAACTCTTTAGCAAAGAGTTTACCGAACGATGTGGTAAAATTTTGAGTCATCCAGCAGCAACCTTGATATTAAGATGCATGAGAAAGAATGAAACGCCGTTTTTCTTCGCGCGACATCCCTGGTTTCATCTCAATTCTATCAGAGTTCAATGCAACAGACATCCGGCCTTGCTCAAATGCAACGACGGCCTTAGTCTGTTCTGATGCTTGCTTTGACAACTCTGGTATCTTTTTCATAGTCTCTATGCTGGCAGCTATACCAGCAATGGTTTTTGTCTGAAGTTCTTCGAGCATTGGTCGGCAAGCGATCCGCTCAACAGACAACACAAAGCCGAAAGCTTCTTGAGCTAAAGCCATTGAGGCCTTAGCTGATTCGATGCTGGAATCAGCACTATTAACTAACGACTGAGATATCTCGACCCTTTCACCTTTCCCCATCGCAGTATGCAATACATCAATCCCTTCTTCTAAATCGCGATTGAAATCAAGCAACTGATTAAGCAAAGGTGAAATTTCACCGTTCAGTCGGAGAACATCTTCAGGGGTCATACCCCGCCCTCTTGCCGCTGATGTAAGCTCGGCAGGCTGTACTCTTGTGATAGGTACGGCAACACTAGTGGCCTGAGCTTGCGTCGAGAGAAGAAGAGGCGCAAGTCCCACTCCTAAGGTTGTAAATAAATTCATATGCATTCTCCAATGATGAACGCAATACAACTCGGCATTCACTACGGCATCCCTACAGTAGTAGTTATAACCGCATTTCAATTTTTTTTGCAACCAAGTTGTTTAACCAATTTGTGTGATGTCCAATTTTTCATACCACCACTACGCCCGTAACAAGGGGCGCAGTATTATAGACACACATAACATCTTAGTCAAAATCGATTAAACCTATTGGAACTAAAGATTCAACGATTTTTAGCCGTAAAGCACATCTACGATGGCAGTTCTTTACCGTAAACATTGAGATTATCACTGTTCAGGCCGTATAACGCCTGACCTCACGCTGGATACGTCCACGCTTCAGGCCACTGGTGCATTGACGAGCGCTGGCTGAAGGCCAGATTGGAACCACAGGTCGTTACTCAAAGTGGCGCTCCACCATCTCCAGCAGTGTCTTTCTTGCGATCGCCAAGACGAAAGACAGCCAACGTCCTCTGCATACTTCTAGGCCAATTCCAGTGCCCCAGGCCATTCCATTTTACCGAGAGACGCATGTACAACGAGCCGTTGTTTAGGTGGAGTCACACCAAGCAACTTGATCAGCATCTCCAGGATATCTTTGCCGCCGGAGTGGTTTGATACGAACAGTGCGCCCAAGGTGATTAACGAATTAATTTCGTAGATCATTTGTCGACCTCCGCGATCGGTTGAATTGAATCCAGCAGAAGCCGACGGCGCGTTTTCTCCGCAAAATGACGTTTGCCGGTGTCTTTGTGGTAGCACTCGGTTTTCCCAACGACCCACATCGATGTGGTTTCATGCAGTAACTTTTGCTGGGGGCCATCTTTCGTTATCACGGTACCGGAATGAGTTTTAACGATGCTCATTTGGCTGCTCCTGAGTTCTTCCGATAACTAAATCTGTTGAGGTCAAAATCGATGGTCGCCCGGTAGTCTCGAAACAGCCCCAGATTCCCATGGCGAATGACCTTGCCGGTACGCACTGCAGCACGAAAATGTTTTCCGACGGAATCACGGCACATATGAAGTTCGGCGCAGGCCTCTTTCACCGTCAGTCGGCCTTTCGCCAGTGTCAGCTCGATAATTTTCTGAACGCTCGCCTGTTGTTGTTCACGCGATTTGTTAGCCATTGTTACGTTCCTCCCCCAACACCCAGCGCAGCGCGTCGGCGTAATCGCCGCTGGAGGTATGAAGCGCATGGGTAATTTCCTTACGAGATCTGAGCCGCGGCTTTGTATCGCCAAGGACGGCTCGCTGGCGCCTGGCGCGTTCATGGCCTTTAGCTCCTGCGCCAGCATCAGTCAGCTCTTTTACCTTCTCTCGCTGATCTTCCGGCGGCAGGTCGCCCAGCTGACGCGCATGCGTGACGGTTATTTCTCCCGACTCGACGGCAGCTTGTACTGCCTGAGTACATTCGAGTAGTGCCAGCGTTGCCTGAACGGTTTGCACTGAGCAGCCAAAGAGCAACGCTACGTCGTCATCGCCGTGGCCACGGTCCTGTAATGCAGCCATTTTTTTCGCACGCCCGATCGGCGTATCCGGTTGGCGAATTTCATTTTCGCTAACCATCAACTGAGCCATCTGGATAAGCGTGCCTCGTTTTACCACCGCCGGGATTAGCAACGGCTCTTTGCCCATCTCAACCAACCGCCGGTTAGCCTCGATGACGTGTTTAACTCGCTGGCGTCCGAAGACGACATACACCTTTCCTGATTCCGAGTCTTTCCAGACGGCTATCGGCTCTATTACCCCTAACTTCATGATATTGAGCACAGTCGATTCTTTTAGCGGCAGATGAATGCGCTCGTCGTACAGCAAGTGGCCGGGATCATCTACAAGGTGCAACGCCTCCGGGTGAAATGAGAGCACGTTGGTTTTACCGCTGGCGCCGTAAGCGTCGATTGAATTTTTAGCCATAATCAGCACCTCCGCGCATTACGCAGGCAACGACTGCGCAGCCGGGCAATAAACCATAATTCGTTCGCTGTGGCGGTCATTCCCAGAATGTGCGTGTACACCGTTGCAGCGCGTCGCCAGAGTTTTTTATCTTCCAACTGCTTCGCCAGAACTACGCCCGTATTCACCTGCTGAGCGTCACCTGTTTCTGCGCGCGGAGCCAATTCAGGCAGCACCACTTCCGGCACTTCCACGCCCGGTTTTACCCAATACACGTACTGGGTTCCGTTGTGGAAACGGATCAATTTGCCAGCCTCGGTCAGTTTCCGAAGAATTGCGCCAGCAGTGCTGGACTGTAAATCCAACGCTTCGCACACGTCCTGCAGGACGCAGTCAGGCGTTAGGTTGACAATGGCAAGCGCCATCGATGCCTGGGTTACTCGGTCTTTCTTTTTTTTGGTCATGGTCAAAACTCGCTTACTTAGTTAAACCTGCCGCTTTGCGGCGCTTGTACTCTTCCATCAAAATTTGTGCTGGTGTTGGCCCTGGTGGATGCCGCGGTGCCTCGAGCTGCCGTCGTATCGGCGGTATGGTGAATCCGTTGGCAACGTGCTTTGTCCACTTCGTCAGCAACTTCTCAGCCAGCTTTTTCAGTTCCCCCTCTGTCATCTGGCGCTCTACTCCCGTTCGGCGCATCTCAACGCAAATGTGATAGAGCACGTCCTGTTTCCAGGGGTATTTGTCACTGCCCGCGTAGCGATACGACTCATTTCGCCAGCGTTTGTATTCCGCCATTACGGTTTCTGAGGTCAGGCTAAACGGGTTGGCTCCGCTCTCTGAAACCAGCGCGACAAACTCCGCCAGATCCGGCGGCCAGGTGTTTCCCATCGCGCAGCGCTCCATGCACTGCTGGCAAACCAGGGTGATCTGAACATCACTCATCGACCCAATCTGAGCCATCCACATATCCGAAGGCGCCGCCCCGTTCTTCTGGGTCCATCGGTTCGAAAATATCTCGCCCATAACCGTCCAGAGCCTCCATGCCGTGTCCGCCGCCAATACGTTCGCGTTCCTGCTCCCAGCGCTCCCTGGCTGCCTCAATTTCCTGGACTGCCCGGGATTTGGTGCTAACTGATTGAAGTCCTGCATTGCCGTTACCTCCGGTCACTGGTTGTGGTTTGGATTTAGCTCTGGCAGTTACCACGCTGCGTGCGAATTTTTGTTCCCACTGGACCTGAGTGAATACTTTTTCCTCAGATTTCCAGTAGGCGGTAAACTCGGCCAGTTCAGTCAGCAGATATGCCGGTACTGGCAGTGCAATCCCCCAGGTGGCAGCCAGCCGAGACCAATCCTGCGATGGTCGCCAGTTGTCATACATCGTGAATTTACCGATGGGGATATCCAGACCGACCAGAAATTGCGGCTCCTGAATATCTGGAATTTCTCGCCCGCGTAGAGAGGGGGTTTCTTTTAGATCTGTATCTTTATCTGGATCTGTATTTGTAGGAGCCGTAGGAGCGCTACAGTAGTTTGATACGTAGGTGTTCGTAGCCTCTACGGTAGTTATTTCACCGGCTACAATGCGCAAAATAAGTGATTTGATGCACTCACTTTCCGTAAACCATTCACCCTCTACCCGAAATTGGGCGAGTGTCGTGTGGATAGATACTTCCGACTTATCTACGGTCTTTATCGTAGCTACTACGGATAATTCACTACCGTAGTTACGACGAAGTTCAGATAAACGAGCCCACGGATTTTTTGAATAGCCAATTTTAATCAACCCGGACAATGGATTTCGGATGAAATACACATAACCGTTGAACCCTTTCAGGGATTCGCCAGTAGGTAATTTTTTACCTCTCGGGGAGCTGGTAACAGTCTCTATATCGCGCTCAATGCGCAGGTGAACCCAACTATCATTTTCTTCTTCGAAAAACTCTTTAATTACAGGTTCCAGTTCTTTCCAGCGATCAGCCGATACGCGAGCAATTTTCGCCAGACGACCTTTAGGGATCGCCCTCCCCGTTTGCCAGTAATTGAACATCAGCAGCAGGTAGGCGCCGTGCTCCTCGGTTGACAGATGCATGGTGTCCGCCAGGTAATCAGCAATGTAAAGTTGCATGTAGGGCAGCGCTGCCATGGTTACTCCTGGTGCCCGCAACTAACGGGCATGTAGTTATTGGTCACAACTCGATTAAAAACACTGTGGCGCTACGGCGCTGATGCTCGCCAGTAGTGGTCCCGCCACGTCTGCCGGAAGCAGATTGATTAAAGCGATCGTTGCTTCACGGATTTCCCGCTCCAGCTTCTGCAAAGGAGCGCCGAGCAGCTTCGCCTGATGCGCCTCACTGCATTCTTTTATCGCGGTGGCCACCAGCTCGCTCTCAGTTAAGCCGCGTTTCAGATTATGTTTACGGGCGATCTCTATCGGCATCGCATCAGCAATGGCCGGCGCCAGCTGCATCACGTAACTGGTGTACTTTTCCGACCCACTCTCATTTTTCAGATAGCGATAAAGGTTCTGCTTATTGACGCTGATCCCCCTCCCGTTCTGTTTTTCCCACTGTTCAGCCACCAGCTGCGCGATGATTTCCTGTGCACGTCCGGGTAACGTTAATTCCCATTCCTGAATAGCTGCGAATACAGTTCTGCACTTCATGCTGTCCCGGCGCCTCGGCGAATACTGATTTTCAGATTTCAGTTGAACAGCGGCATGCGAGTTATGATTTTCGAAGGTGATGGACTGCATATTCAGCTCCTAACCTGAGAGTCACATTCCGTGGGAAATACGCTGTCTAAAGTGCAGGAGGCGCCAAGCTCGTTCAGTACATCAACGATTGACCGGCACTCCGTGAGTCCAGGCTCTCGCAGATTGGCTTCATAATTTGAAAGTCGTGAACGACCCCAATTAAGAGCCTTAGCGAGTTGTGCCTGCGAAATGCCTAACTTTTGTCGCTCTGTAGCTATGTTGTTCACGTCTTATCTCCTAAGTGGTTGTGATAATATTTAGTCACGATTTGTGTCTACTGTCAACCTCAAAACGTGATCATCAAGATGCCACAAAGCGTGGTAAAATTCTTTTATGAAAACTATGTCCGAAGTCATTGGCGAGAGACTGAAGGCTCTTCGCGAAAAGAAGAACATTAGCCAAGCGCAACTTTCAAAGATGTGCGGATGGGCTACAGCCTCACGCGTTGGCAACTATGAACTAGGAACGCGAAATATCGGCGTTGATGATGCGGTTGTACTGGCGAGAATACTTGATACCTCACCCAGCTACTTACTCTTTGGAGATGAGGAGAACCGTGGACAAGAGCTACCTGAAAAACAGAGGCGTATGTTGCAGCTGTTCAATCAGCTACCCGAAGCTGAACAGGAAAGAATGATTGATCTGTTCCAAGTACGACTTAAAGAAATCGACGACTACGTAGAAAAGTACCTCAAAGGTCGATTTAAACCAGAATCGGAATGATCCTCATCTAAACCGGCTTATGTCGGTTTTCTTTTGCCTTCAGTGGTCACATTTTGTGTATTGACACATAGACACATCATGTGACTATAATATTCCCATCGCAACACGTCATCGAGGCAGGACGCCCACGAAGTAGCTGCCGGCGGCATACGAAACACCGGATGAGATGGCTTAAATCATTGCGCAGCAGGTTCTACGTTCGGTTAGCCGCCTTAAGGCCAGATGAAAAAGATTAATCAGCAGGCTTTGCAATGCGGTGAATGCGGCTATGCGCACGCGGCTCAGTTAAAGCAGTACCGCCTTGTTTCCCGGGTGGGGTGGAAAAGAAGCTGTCGGCAGTAGTTGTTAACTGGCTACCGTCACCGGGAGGCACCCGGCGCCGCATTGCAAAGCCTGATTAATGGTTAGTCAGCAAGTACCGTTTGCCGCGTTAAGGCAGGAGCTGAAATGAGTAAAAACGGCATTCGCTCTATGGTCATTTCGCTAGTTATCGGGCTCATCTTTTGGGCTTCAGTTTCAAAACCAATTACGGAGTTTGTCACATGGTTGATTTCGCTCGTGTAGCAACAGGCCGCCAGGCAGTACGCCTTAACTGGATCACAGCAAGAATTCGCCAACTCTGCTACTTCCTCGCGCAGAAAGGGGACCCTGAGGTAAACGCATGAGCACCCTGTTTGCCCTAGTTATCAGCGTCTGCGCGCTGACCGGCGAATGCTCTGATGTTTTGATCGGCGTGTACGACACAGAAAAAATCTGCACTGACGCTGCTTCAGAGCAGCAAGTTAATGGCCAATGCATGCCCTACAAGCAGGCGTTCGCCGCGGCTGACGACCAACAGCCTGCAGTAAGTTTTTAAATCGAGTTTTGACCAATGGCTACGCCAGCCTAATGCCCGGTGCACAGGGCATTGTGATGGTAATACCGCCATCATAACCAAACAGGAGACGAGGCCTGTTCTGGTTAAATTGGAAAAGTTGACTTTGCCCGCTTCGCGGCGGGCCCTTTTTCCGGAGGTTTTATGTCAGCTAACGAACTGGCATTGAAATTTAGCACGGCACCAGCTGAGCAACTTGTCGGTGTGTTACCTGTTCTTGAGGTCAAAGAAGCACTTCGCGATGAGGTTGAGGAAGAAGTTCAGGGTGAAGTGTGGATGGAGCACGAATTTGCCATAGAGGCAGCTGAACAGGTTACAGATGCATTAGCTACTGCAATGAAACTGGCGATTACGCAGCCTGCGAAGGCAGCCAAAGCGACATTACGGAAAGCTTTAAAAGAGTATCCAGGATACGGGCAGGAGCCATCAGCAGCCCCATAAAGCACAAAACCCGCGCAAGGCGGGTTAAGTACCCGGTCAGCCGAGACCCTGTAAATAATTCTGTGTAATTGCCATCCGATTAAAGGTGGTCGCTCAGGCGGTCACCGAACTCGATAATAAAACGGCTCATTGCCAGCCGCCAGTTCTGGATCGGCATACTCCATTTTTTCG